CCCTGCTGATCATCGCCTGCCGCTTGCGCTCGGCGCCGGCAGAGGCGCGGATCGCCGCAACGGGATCCTCGGGGGCGGGCGGGGCTTCGGGCGCCTTGGGCGGGGCGGGGGCTGCGGCCTCCAGTAAGCCCGCAACCTTGAGGGCGTCGTAGGCCGCCTGGAGCGGCGCCTTGTCGGCGTCCGACAGACCGGCGGCGTCCTTTCCTTGGGCGGTAATCCACTGAGCAAACGTCGGTTCCATGTGTGTTTCTCCTGCGGCGCTTGCCGCGACCTTGGCGGACGCGTTTTCGTCGCCGCCGATGGTTACAAAACTCACTTCTCGCAGCACGCCGGCCCTTACGATGTACAACGGGCCAGTGAAGCTGCGACCATTTACAGACACTTTCGCCCCGGCGGCGACTTCTTCCACCTTCTCGGGCCACACTCCGATTGAAAGCGGCCACCGAAACTTGTTTTTGGCGTGAATAACGATTTCCCTGGCTGGGGCGCCGGGCGTCTCGGTGTCGCCTGTGATGTTGCCGGACACGTTTATTCGCCGGCTGTTGATGTCGGCCTTGCCTTGGCCGACAAGTTGCCGCTTATCATGATCTTTGAGCAATGTGACCATATCTGTTGCACGCAGCCCGGATAGGTCTGCAACGACTGGGTGCGGCCAATCGACAATAAGCGTCCCGCCCGAATAGGCCACTCCGCTCATCGTCGGCTGTGCGGGCTTGCCGCCCTCTGCCGGCGCGGCCGCGGCCTCGATGGCACCAAAGGCTTCGGGGTCGCTGGCGTGAAGCTCGGCGAACTTGGCCGCTGCATTCAGTGTGCGGTTCATGCCTTTTTGCTCCTGCTGGTTTCGGCGGCCTGATCGTCGGCCTGTTTCTTCTGCCGCTTGAGGTCCTGCTGCCGCTCATCCTGATTGTTGGCGTCGCTGACGGGGGCCTGCCCCTTGCCCGCAAGGATGGACTCGCCGAGCTTGCGGCGGTATTCCTCGACCGTCATCCCGAAACTCGTTGCCGCCCGCTCATCCTCGGTGTCCCAGTCGAGGCTCTTCTTTTCGTATTCGGTCTGGCGGGAAGTCAAGCCGCACTCCAGGTCCACGCGGCGGGCGTTGGCCTCGTCAACCGGGTTCACGCCGTAGCCGATGGTTCCCCATACCCAGTGATGCGAAATCCGCTCCCTGTCGAGCGTGGCGATGATCGGGTAGCGGATGCCGTAATACTTCAGGGCCTCGTCGAGCCAGTTATCCATCAGGCGGGCCAAAAGATCATCTTCAAGCTCGCCCTCTTCGATTTCCAGGCTCTTGCGATAGGGCAGAAGGTCCAGCCGGCCGGAAGCGAAGTTGTATTCGCTGGAGTTGCCCGCGGCGACTCCGTAGGGCATGCAGATGCAGCGGCCGAAGTCGTTGACGATCTCGGCCTTGAACATCTTGAACGTCGTCGCCGGGTGCTCCGCTTTCATCTGGCCGGCCTTCCAGCCGGCAGGCAGGGCGGTCATCATCCGCCGCTCCATGTCGAAACTCGCCATAGGCATCACGGGGTCGGCCTCTGGCGCGCCATCGTTGAGGGGCGGCATTTCCGTGTACAGAAGCACGGCATAGTCCGCGGCGGCCTCGGCGGCGTCGAGCGTGGCCAAAATGAACCGGCGCCCCTGGGCCATCAGCGGCAGGGCGGGGGTGATTTCGGGCACGCCGCGAACCTGGCCGGGCCGGTCGGCGCGGAACCAATGGACCATCTGGTCTGCCGGGATGGCCAGCACCTCGTCGGCCTTGGGGGCAAGGTTGGGCTCGCCGGGGTGGACCTTTCGCATGTGGTATTCGACGGGGTTTCCCTCATCATCGAACACGATGCCGTCGACGTGGTTGGGCGTCGGGGGCTGCATGACCGGATCGGCGATCTGGTCGGCCTCGACCAGCCGGATGTCGAGCTTGACGGGGTGGCGGAGTTTCTTGTTGGTTGTGAAAAGGGCGAAGACTTCGCCGTCCTGCTTTTTGGCCACGGCCGCGGTGCGGAGCTTTGCCCCGAGTTTTGCCGCCGCCGCCCACTTGGCGAAGCCTTCTTCCAGGAGGGAGTTCGCCTCCGCAACGCCGGTATCGAACTGGACTCGCGGGCATTTGCCAACCAGGTCGTGAGAATAGGTCATCAGGATGCCGCGGGCGGTGCAGTTGTTGGCGACTTCGTAGCGGGCTCGCCGCCGCAGGGTGGCGCGGACCGAAGGGGAATTGGCGGCCATGGCGCCGAGGCTGTCGGCGTTGGCCCAGTGCCGCATGTTGCCGTCGCTGGGGGCGGCGGCATCGTAACTGGCGGCAACCTGGCGGCCCGGGCGGGGGCTGGTCGTGGTGATCGGCGAGTGTCCGCAGCCGGCCAGGGCGGCCATCGCGGCGGAAAGTTCCCCCTCCTGCTGCTCATCCCACTTGCGCCAGGCATTCGAACGCCTTTTGGCGACTATGCGGTTCACCTTGGCCGCGGCGGACTTGATGGCGGCAACGCCCCTTTTGGCCTTGGGGGCCTTGCGGGCGGGCAGCTTCCTTGCCTTGGCTTTGAGCTTGCTCATTGCGTTCCGGGGGGATTCATTTTGACGAACCGCAGGCCGAACCCCTTGGCTCCCGTGACCGCCCTGGCGTTCGCGGTGTATTTCGCGGCGGCGATCTGATCCGCCAGGTTGTGCTCTTCGGACTCGCCCATGCCCGTAACCTGGACTCGCTTGGGTCCGGTTGCCGAGCTTGCGATTGACTCATTGATGTCGTCGGCGTCAGTCATGCCAACACTATTCGGGCTGGGGCGGCGGCTCGGCAAGGGAAATCCCCCGGCAGGCATCAAATTATGCTACTGGTGATAATCAGGGCCGCCACAAGGGGCAGGACGGGCCGGAATTGCCCCTCCTTGCCACGAACGGCGGGAAAAGGCATATCCGGCCACTTGGAGGGGATTGGGGCTTAGAAACGAACGTCGGTGTTCACTTTTCGCAACGCGGCTTGCTGCCAAAAAATCAGCGTTCCGTCGTCGTCCAGATTCGGCCGCAGTTGCGGCACACCCGGTAGCGGCGGACGGCTCCGTTGACGCGGACCGTGTTGCGGACGTTCTTGCCGTCGCTGAACTGAATGCACCCGCACTTGGGGCACACGAGCCCCATGCCAGACTCCTTGCGGGCCTCCTCGGCATATTGGGCCAGCGTCTTCCGTTCACGGCCGCTATCGTCGAGGCTTGTCATCGTTTTGCCTCCTGCGCCAACTGCACCAGCGTCTTCCGTTCACGAACGACCACTTGCCGCTCCGCCGGGTCTTCGCGGTTTGGCAGTTTGATCCCCTGCATCGAGGCCGCGACCGCCGCGTACACGCTCGCATCAAGCCAGTGGTTGTCGGGCCGCATTGGCCGAAGGGTCCATTCCTGCAGGTTGCGATTATCCCCGCTCGTCGCCTTAAACGTCTCGGCGGTGATATGCGAAGCGAAGAGGGCATGGTCATCCGGCTGGCCGTAGATGGTCATCGCGCCCGGATCTCCGGCGGGGGTCAGAAAGGCCGTGTGGATAAAACTCTTCCAGTAGTTCGTGTCGATGGCGACGTAGGGGAACTCCCGCGTGCCTCTGGTCTGGGGCATGTACCAATGCTCGCCGTGGCGCTCGCCGGGCTTTCGTTTGTAGCTGCTCATGGGCTTGGTGCCGGCCTTGATGCCGACGCCCTTGCAGAGCGTGGTGGCGGCGCCGCCGACCTTCCGCTTGACTGCCGCCACGGCGGACGCCCACCTGCCTCCGAGGTCGATAGTCAGCCGCCCGATTCGCATGAGTCCCGCACCGCCGACTTTGACGTAATCACGGTTGAGGAGCAGCGGCACTAACTCTTCCAGGCCGGCCTGTATGGCGCCGTCGATGCCGCGCTTGGGATACTTGGCCGCGAGATTGCTGGGCCCTTCGGCCACGTCGCGCAGGGTGAAGACGCGGCGGTTCTGCTTGGGCCAGACGCCATAGTCCAGGATGTAGCCGGTGAAGTTTGGTTGCCATGCTATGACGACGTACCAGAGGCTCGACTGCTGGTTGTCAATGCCGGCGGAGATCTCCGTGCATTCGATCGGAACTTCGTTGGCCTTCCGCCCGTTGACCTTGGCCGCACAGGCCGCGGCCGTCAGAATCTTGTCAGCCGTCTCGGAAGAGAGCGGGTCATTCTGAAACTCTGCGGCAAAGCCCGCCGGGCCGTATTTGTAGAAGGCGTGCATCGTCGCCTGCACGGCGGACAGGTTTCGCTTATCATCGAGGCGCTCCGCCCAATCCACTTGCGCGCCGCAGTCCATGCAGTCGGCCCGCCACTTGCAATCCGGGCAGGATTTGGGCGGGTCGTCCATCGCCCGGCCGCACTTGGCTTGTCGCTTGCGGTAGAAGGCGAATGATTCGTCCAGCGGCTCATCGGCGCGAAGGGCGCGGTCCCTCAACTCGCGGTATTCCTCCCACAGCGCCTTGTTCTCCGGCCAGGAGTAGAATCGCCTCGTCCTCTCGCCGCGATAGTTGGGGTAT